TCACACGGCAACAGGCAACCGTAGAAGCACAGAAAGAAACAACCGGAATGGAATCCATGTGGGATGTTCACGCGGACCTTGAACGGGGATTAGTGCTGTGTCAATGCCCCCATGATTAACCCCTCTCCCCCTCCGCCTCCGCCACCCACTCCGCCCCCCGAAAACGACAAAAAGTAGCAAATACATGTACATTTGTATTTTTTTGTTGGATATTCCGTCGGGTTTTATTTTTTTGAGGGGGAGAACCTGTCCCCAAAATGACTTAGAAACAATACTTGGGTAATTTTATTGGAAAAGGCGCAGTTCCGACCCACCCCACCCTTTGCGGTTTTTTGGATATCACAATTAACATGCCGATTCCGAAGATTCTTCACCAACTATGGATTGGTCCCAAACCCATGCCGAAAAAGTTCATGGACACGTTTAAAGACAAACACCCCGATTTTGAATATATCCGGTGGACCGAGGCCGAAATTGCGCAACGCGGGCTGAAATTGGAGTGTATCGACGCCATCAACCGCATGTCGGAAATCAACGGAAAAGCCGACATCATTCGGTGGGAGATTCTGTATCACTATGGCGGTATTTTTCAAGACGCGGATTCTGTATGTATTGAACCGTTTGACGACACTTTTTTGGAAAAGCCGGCGTTTGCCGGATTTGAAAACGAACTCGCGCGCGAAGGGCTGGTTGCCACGGGTACCATGGGGTTCCCACCCAAACACCCGTTATGTCGGGCGGCAATTGACTGGATGCTGACCAACGACTCTTGCCCCGAAACCTGCGGAAAACGGGCCTGGTACACGGTAGGTCCGGGACTGTTGACCCGCCTGCTGGAAACGGGCAAATACCCCGAGTTCAGTGTGTTCCCCAGTTTCAGCTTTATTCCTTACCATTTTACCGGAGTTCAATACGACGGCCACAAAAAAGTGTACTGCTTTCAGGAATGGGGATCGACCAAACAAAACTACGAAATCATGGACCAGATTGAGATTCCCCGCGAACTTGCTACACCCGATCGCTGGGTATCCGTCTTGGTCTCCAGTTACAACACAAAATATGCGTATATCAAAGAATGTTTAGAGTCCATTAAATCGCAAAACGGGCACTTTGGTATCGAACTGGTGTGGATTGACGACGGATCGGATACCCTTCACACCCAGCTCTTGGAGCGTGAACTAGAACTGTTTAAGAATACCACGCGGTTTACCCGACTCGTGTATACCAAAAACGCCACGAATCAGGGCATTGCCAAATCCTTGTATGACGGTATTCAACAATGTTCTCACGAAATCATTGTTAAGATGGATTCCGACGATGTGATGTTCCCCGACCGCATCAAAAAACAGTTGGCGTTCATGGACTCCCATCCGGACTGTGTGATGGTAGGTAGCGATCTACACATGTTTCGGGTGGATCCCCATAACCCGAAAGAACGTGTCATGCTCCAGCGGACCCATCATCCCAACGTGATGACCTGGGAGAGGTTCAAGCAAACGCGACCGGACTGGTTCGCGAATCATCCCACCCTGTGTTACAAAAAATCCGCCATTTTGGCGGTGGGTAATTACGACATCACGATGGGAAGCTGTCTCCAAGATTACGAGATTGAATTGCGTGTTTTAAAACAGTTTGGTCGTATTTATAATATTCCCGAAGTGCTGTTGTTTTATCGCATACACGAGAATCAGGTCACTTTCAACGGGAACGCGTCCAACCCGGAAAACAAGGCCAATCGGGACCGGGTGATTCAAAAAATTTTAGCGTGAATTGTCGGGAATCATCTTCGGTGCCCCCCCCCCCTTCTGGATTGCGTGTAAAATATACTGTGTATATATACTCAAAATGGCGAAGAATAAGACGATGAAAGCGCAGAAAAAGATGGACTACGATGCCCATCACCACATGCCCATGCCCGTGGGCGAATGCTGTAACGCCACCTTCCACGGTATTCACGAATGGTACATCCGCATGTTCGAGCATCTCGGTTGGATGATCTTGGCGAAGAAACGCGGGATGACGGACAAGACGACGGTCTACCTGAGCTCGTTGAGACGCCTGAAAATGGCCATTGAGCAGAAACTCAAGAGCATGAAGGACGCGGACAAGAAGGCCGACCTGAAGATTATGTGGGAGAATGTCTGTACGCTTATCGAGCACGCGGACAAAGACCTCATGATGTAAATGCCGCGTTAAATAGTTATTGTCATAATGAATATAAAGACAACACCGTAGTTATATTATGCCCCGGGAGGGCATGTGGTGTAAACTACCACGGGATAAAGTTCCCATTAACAATCATTTGCTCATATAATGTATCGGTTCGCATTTGGGTCTTATAAGCCCACCGGCTCGGTTCGATTCCGAGTATGAGCAAACTTTGTCCGGGGTGTAGTAAACACAGTAACATCGTGGTATGAAACGGGTCTCTATAGCTCAGCAGGTAGAGCATTTTGCTGTTATGTCGTGCCTTTGGGTCGACCAGGCGAAACAAAAAGGTCGTAGGTTCGAGCCCTACTGGGGACGTTAAACATTTTATTTCATACGTGTGAATACTACACTTATGAAATCGTGGCCGCGGCTACTACCACCGAGTTCAGGTGAGCCTCAAAAAATTGGCCAAAACCGCCTTGTTTTTTTCAGAGTACTCTAGGGTCCGTAACTGCGCTTCGTACTGTTTTCTCATCATCGTTTCTTTGTACGCCTTTTCGCGTTCTTCAATCAGTCGTTCTGCCTGGGCCTTTTCTAAAGGGGTCAGGTCCTGCTTTCCCCGTTCCTGCGACAAATGGTCCACCGAAGTGTATTGAGGTACTTTGCTGAAATCGGCCTCGCTCACAGAAAACACCGTTTGATCCTTGTGAACACGTCGTAAATCGTCATACTTTAGTTTACCAAAAATATCCGAAGCCACGTATCCCGAGTCGTTGTCGCCAGTTCCGTCCCCGTCGTCGTGGAAATTCGTTCCCCATCCACCCCCACTGTAGATGGTTTCCACCCCCCGATATCGGACCATTTCGCCGGTTTTTTCGCGGATTTTGTTCAAAGCCTGACCCAGGTCTTTTTGGGGAATGTTTTCGGGAACCGTGTACAGGGCCGTTTCTTGTTTGAACCATTCATTGCGGCTATCGTCGGTGGGTTTTTTCATCGTCTGATCAAACAGCTCATTGAATTTACTGTTGAATTCGTCTTTTTTCATACTATTGATGACTTTACCCACTTTTTTATTTTCTGATGTATTCATCGGTTGGTAAACTATTTCGGTTTTCGGGACCTCGCGGTCCTGTTTGACGCGCTCTTCAAAAAAAAGGGCGACAATTTCAAACGCCTTTTTGTAAAAAAGAAAATACTCGGGCGGCAACCGTGATTTGTCGGGATGCATCCACAGAACCTTCTTTTTTGCCTGTTTTAATTCTTCGATACCAAACTGAGTGTGGAGATTGAATAAACCCAACAGTTCTTCAAACGAGTACGTTTTTATATCTAAATTATGGGTAGTCATGCCTCTATATTACAAGCAAATGTATTTTTATGTGTAAAACAACATAAAAAATAGTATTTATGTTATATTACGACTCTTGTGTATTCTACCGTCATCCCATGCCTCAATATATTGAAGAAATTGGTAATTCCGATGCGTTTGGCGAAGAGCTTAAAACAAACCCGGGTGTCATCATCGTGAAATTTGGCGCAGAATGGTGCGGGCCGTGTAAAAAGATCGAGGGCTTGGTACAAACCCGGATGACCGCGTTACCTAACAACTTCAAATGTTTTATCATTGATATCGATGAGCATTTTGAATTGTACGCCTTTTTGAAAACGAAGCGTATGGTCAATGGCATACCTGCCATCCTGGCTTGGAAACGGGGGAATCTTTCGGTCATTCCGGATGCGATTGTCAATACATCCAATGTGGCCGAGGTAGAGACTTTTTTCCAACAGTGTTTACAACTTGCGTCGGCGTGATTTCGCACCAGATTTACGGCGGTGTTTCTTGGTGGCGCGTTTCTTTTTGCGGTAGCCTCCGCGAACTGGTTCGCGAGATTCTTCCGGGGGTTTTGCGGCTTCTGATGTCTCCGGTGCGGGTCTTTCTTCTTCCACCGGGGTAGGCATCATACCAATTCCGGGAACCATCGATGGTTCACTGGATGCTTCGGCTTCTGCGTCGGGCTCCGCCGCCTCCTCCTCGGGTTCATCTTCGTCTTCTTTTTCCTCTTGTTCGTCTTGTTCTTCTTTTTCCTCATTTTCGGGCGTGTCCGTGGTCGCATCCGCGTCTTTTGACTCGGAAGGACCTGACAGCGTCACATAGGCCATAAATAACGTTGTAATTAAAAACATGCCATATAAGGCCACAGGTTCTCCCGCAATTGTGTAATTCATCGGGTTGTAAGAGGCCATGATAATCCACGCGTATTATATTTACCAATCTATATATGATAGATATAATACATTTCCAAGGTTCTGTCTAGGGTTTTTTCCAACCTATCACCGCACAGGCTAAGCGTTTGCCGGCGTTGCCGTTGACTAAACTCGCGGCATTGGTGCCCTTACCCAAATCGTCGGGGTCTGCGTGAATCACCAGCCCACGCCCCACAATATTGGCCTTGTTGCCGCGAAGTTTAATCAAATGGTCTGTCATGCGATATTGGACACGACCCTCGGCATCGGCTTCCAAATTGCCTAAATCACCCACATGGCGCTCTTTGACATCGGGCCCGCCGTGATTTTTGTGGTAAGGATTGTAATGGCCACACGCACTGTCGCACCCCGCCGACAAATCACCGTATTCGTGTACATGAAACCCGTGTACCCCATTTTTTTTCAATCCTTGGAGATCAATGTCCAGGTTGATTTTACCCGACGAGGCGTCTTCCGAAAAAATCACCGTCCCTTTGATTTTCGGCCCAGGAAACACCGCAATTGCTTTCATAGAAAACGACAAAATATTGACTTGCGTATATCTCTATACTATTATCGGATGTTTATGTTATTTTATCACAGTGAAAATAATTACTACCCGCCTAGTAAAATGCCGGGGCGTTGGCGTATTTATGAAATTTTTTCGCAGGAGCGGCGGATCCCGCGTGACGCACCCGAACAAGCGCATCCCTGACCGTGTTTTTGTCCGATACATTCTTAAATGCCACCCGTGTACCGTTGGGGTTCAATTCGTTGCGGCCAATGGCGTTGACCCGGCGGTTCTTAATAATCTGTGATGCGTCGTGGTTTCCGCCGATCCAGCGTTTTTGAAGAGGAGCCGCGGGACCACTAATCACCGCCTGGTGGTCCGATAAACCTAAAGCGCGACGTTGGATGACCATTTTGCCAATTTTGATGGTGGAAGCATTCACCGGTGGCACCGCCGTTTTTTTAAACAGTCTACGTCCCAATTCAAACGACGCATTGCCGTCGCTGGTGATGTCTTTGAATGGCATCGCATTTTTCGCAGTTAAAATACCGTTGTTGATTTCCCGAATCAACGGAGAACCCAAAGGAGTAAACGGAAGAAAAGGCATTGTAAATTGTTTATTTGTAGTGGATGAGAACCCTATATGAATTAGCTATATATTTTGTACAGGTGCGGAAAAAAATGAATTACATTACACCACAACATGTTATTTTACCTAGTAGCTCAGCTAGACTTCTTGTTAGACACCGTCTCCTGTAGAAACCGGAGGTACAACCCGAATCTTGACCTTTTTAGGTCCCACCACCGCTCCCGCGACGGCGGCGGGAAGCACACTCTCCGCATCCTTTGCTTGCTTCTTTTCTGCCCGCATATCGCTCTTCTTACGACGATGTTCCTCCATTTCTTGCTGAAGATTGTCGTACAAAAGTTTACGTGCCATTTTATGGTTCTCCAAAACCTGTTTGTTGTGTCGGTTCGTATCCGCCAGTTCGGCAGTGACAATACGCTTCTTTTTTTTAGCCTCGTCCAACGCTTCCTGTAGTTCACGAATCCGGTCATTTTGTTGAGCAATATAGACTTGTTGTACAAGTGGACACATGCGAACGTAGTCACTCAATTCGCGAATTCTCACATCAAAATCGCGAATTTGTACTTTCATTGAGGGTTCAATCTCCGCCCGGCAACACGGACAGTTCAACGTGGTGAACGGTTCATCGTTCGGACGTTTGATTTGTTCAAAACACGTTTCGTGAAATACGTGACCACACGTTGTGGTATGTAGCTTGCGCTGACGGCTGGACAGGTCAGAGAGACAAATTGCGCAAGTGGGCTCTTCCATTCTCAAAGGATCTCAATGGTGCATGCGTTATAGGTACAATACGTAATCGGTTGGTCAATATAGATCAATTTTTGTAGATGTTTATCATATACAGGACCGAGACCGAACGGTAACCAGAAAGTTATACTAATAAATAATATGAGTGAACCTTCTTCTACGGTTGCGGCGGTTAAAGGTACCACACAATCGTCTTATGTATTCAGCGATTGGATGTTTCAAGCCAAACCAATTCCGTCCAATCCACTTTTTACTTATCTCTTGTATATCTTGCGTATTCTGTTAATCGGCGGATTTTTTTATTTTATCATGGAATTGATTATGTTTTGTGCCTCCTCATATTACAATGGTTCCAACAATACATTTAACCCTATGTACGTTGTAATCCCGGTTACGATGATACTTTTAGGGGTAATCTTTTTTTTAGGTAATTACAACAAAATCAATTATTTCATGTCGGTCGGATTTCTGTTGGTTCTCACCATCATCTTTATAATCATTTTTAATGCGGAAAATGTCAATGTCACCACGGGAGGTACCGCCACACCGATCAATTACACCCCGTTTGCGGATCCGGTATTGTTTCAACGCTATTTATTTGCGTGCCTGACGCTATGGATCGCGATGATGCTCAGTATTTTATGTTGTACCGTGAAACAGCAAACAGTGCCAATTTGTATTATAATTATGGGAGTGGTCGCCTTATTAGTGGTTTTAGCATTTACACATTTTCAAAACCAGCTCTCGACCGCTCTGCCCAAACCGTGATGAAATATTTATTTCCAATATATATTTCAACCCTGACTGTACGTTTCCAAATATACGGTGAGTACCCGTTCGTCGACATTCTCGCGCATATTTAATACGATTTCTTCTTTCTCGGGTTTTCTTCCCATATGTTCGGTAAATGCACTCACATAATCATTGAGTAATTTGGTTTGTTCCCTGGTTAAATTTTCCAATTCATCGCGGTCTTTTTGCTCTTGTTGTTTTTGAGTTTTAATCTTTTCCAACATTTGAATGTGGGGTGGTTCGTCCATATCGAAATTGGACATGCGCGAAAATCCGTTTTCCAAATCGTCGTCAATCTGTTGATTGAATGTACGTAAACGGTAGGGATCCTTGTACCAGTGATGTCGGCTTTCGTTGGACGAAATAATGACATTACATATATCCGGTTTGCGTAATTCTTTGAACCGTTCGCGCAACTGTTCTTCCGACAGTTTGCGGTCATCTTCCGTCTCTTTCCCTTTGAAGATCAACATAAACTCTTTGATCGTCTTTTCGTCAATACTCGGGCTCGTTTCCATCAGACGGTCAAATTCGGCTCGACAGATTTTGAGAAACTGTCCGGCGTCCATTCTTTCGTCGGGATCTTTGGCCAGTTCAATGCGGATGTTACGGGCGAATTTATCCCAAGAAATACCGGAAACGCGGTGTGACTCATTCAGTTCTGATATTTTGAGATATTGTTGTACTGTGGTTGAAATACCAATCAAAATGTTGATGGATCCAATCACCATAGGAGCATACACCTGCGCATAATCCGGAAGACTCGTTTGCGCAAACGAAGCCGTTCCACTGATAGTGGAGAGCGCAATTGCGGGTATAGTGAACCAGGCGTGACGATAAGACAGTTTTGAATGACATTTCATATGAAGCCATTTGTAACATTGCGCGATATCACACCATTCTACCATAATCAATTCGTTTTCCGGAGACCATTTAATACTTTTGGGTTTCGGTTTTCCCCCAATCATGACACTTGTGGTGGCGTCGTTATTTTCAGATACACTATCTCTTTTTTCATTTTTATCTGTATCTAACATTTAACGCAAATACTATACATTTACTTTATATTTTTACTATTTGCTGCCTTTGGTGGAGGTTTGTTTGATTTGGCTGGCGGAGGTGGGGCCTTTTTATTCGGGTGCGTTTGTTTATTTGAATTGGTCGCTGCCACCGGTTTTTTGGCGGGAGGATGGGATGGTACGTTACCACCCGTAAATGTACGCGGTATTTCTTTGTATTTTGATGCCGATGTATCGACGGGAGGTTTTGCGTGTTTGGCTAACAACTTTTCCTTCATGGTGTTATAAATATCTTCGGTAGTTTGCGGAGGCGGAATCGTGTCGGGGGTTGCGGTGTGTACCGAAACATTTGAATTAGACACAAACGGAATCGCATTGGTAATAATGTCCACAATTTCGTTATCCTCGTAATCTTCCGAATTGGGTAAAGGAGTGAAGCATTTTTCTAAAATAACACTTTCGGGCAACTGAGCCAAAGATATTGGGTTAGGGTTCTTTTGACAAAATAACACATACTGGCTGACACCTTCTGTGGTATTGGTGCTGGTGATGTTACCCAGGGTATCTAAATTTAAATTATGCGTCGACGAGTCGTTGGAACCCTCCACATCACTTTCCGTATCCAGGACGGTTTTTGCGCCCTCGGATACTTCGAGAGCATCTGGTGGCGAAGCCTCGTCCGTTGCCGCCACCGCCTCCTCCGCCGCAGGCGCGTCTTCTTCGCCGACCAGATTCTCGGCAGGAACCTCCTCCACCGCGGGCGCATCTTCTTCGGGGGGCACCGCCTCTTCCACCGCCGGCGTATCTTCTTCGGGGGGCACCACCGCCTCTTCCACCGGCGTATCTCCTTCAGCGACCAGATTCTCGGTAGGAACCTCCTCCGCCGCAGGCGCGTCTTCTTCGGCAACCACCGCCTCTTCCACTGCAGGTATATCTTCTTCGGGGGACACATCTTCGGTAGGGACCTCCTCTGCCGCAGCCACATCCTCATCTGCCGCAGCCACATCCTCATCTGCCGCAGCCACATCCTCCTCTGCCGCAGCCACATCCTCCTCTGCCACAGCCACATCCTCCTCTGCCACAGCCACATCCTCCTCTACCGCAGCCACATCCTCCTCTACCGCAGCCATATCCTCTTCCACCGCAGCCACCGCAGGCGTATCTGCTTCAGCTACCACATCTTCGGTAGGGACCTCCTCCACTGCAGGCGTATCCTCGATTGCAGACACATCCTCCTCGGTAAGCATATCCTCGGCGACCATCGACCACCCTTCATGTTCAATGACCGGGTGATTCACGTTCACCGGACGCTCCGTCTCCACCATATTCAGTTCGGGGTCCGAATTCGAATTTGTCACTAAAATAAAATCGTCCAATTCCGCCACAAAAATATCGATGCGTCCAATCAGTTTTTCCAAATATTTCTTCTGAGAAGAATGATAAAATTTGATGTAATTGATGTACAAATTTATCTGACCTAAAATCAACGCCTTTTCGTACTCCAATGTCTGTAAGAAAATAGTCAACGAGAACCCCACCGCCAAATTCTCCCGATGATTTTGTATGTTATCGGTTTTCGAATTGAGAACATCATACAACAAATTTATCATTCTTAAAATACGGTTATGTACACACTTGATATCTTCCACCCGATATTTAAAATAAGGGTCAATATCCTTGTATATTGGAAGAACTACATTGCTATTCACGGGATTCACAATCGCATCTACATTAATCTGGTTATCTTGGCACTGTAATGTCAACGTATTGTACAATTTATAATAATCACCGTAAATTCGATTTTGAATAATAGAACACGATTTCTGGTAGCTTTCCATTTCCAAATTCAAAATTTTGTACTGAAAAAACAGCGACTCCAGACAAAATAAAAACACCGGTTTCTTGTTCTGTTTCACCAATTCGTTATAGCACTCCTTCAACGTGACCACTTTGTCAGCTACAATATCACGTTTCTCAACTAAACTATTAAACGCACCAACAATATCCACAAATTCGCTGCGTAATTCTTGTAAATTCACATTCAGTTCCGTACTATTTTCCTCGCCATAACTATCTTCAACCGTATTAGAAGCCCCGGAGGAGATGTCTTCCTTGACCCCATTTTCTAGTACAGAAATTGAATTACTCGTCTCCAGTGTAAGATCCGTTTTCTCGGACATTTTATCGCGGTACCTATAATTTATCTATACACTTTTTTACAAAATACCGCAAAATGACGGTAAAAATTGATTGTGGTAAAATCAACATAATATTCTAGTCAATAACAGATATATTCTAAGATTGTCAAATATGAGCGACGTCATTTTTAACAAGAGCGAAATCCAATTCCATACCGCAAGTAACTGCGTGTTATACCAAGAAAATGATCCGGATAAAAAATCCGGCATTTTAAAGTTGCGAATCCACGACAAAGACCCCGAGGACAATCATACTAAGAGAAACGAACCAATCTATGTGCGATTTAGTGTAGACTGTTCGTCGTCCATGTCCCAAATCTCCCATCATGGACACACTAAAATGTATCAAGCCATTTATAGTCTCAAAAACATATTCCATCAATTCGCAGACAACGCCAAAATTCAAGGTATGCGTATATTTGTATCTGTAGTAGCTTTCGATTGTCAACTACATCCGGTGCTGGATTTTACCCAAATCACCTGGGAAAACCTGAACCAACTGTTGACCACCTTGGACACCATTCATACCTGTGAATCTACTAATATTGAACAGCCACTTCGTGATGCGCAAGAAACTCTGAATACAGTGATATCGAATGAACCAGATGCGCGGGTTTATCACGTTTTCATGACCGATGGTAACGTTACCGATGGCGAATTTAGTGCCGATGAACTAAAAAAATATTTGGATACGAGATATCCCACCACATTTATTGGCTTTGGAAAAGACCACGATTCCCATTTATTAACCCAACTCTCCGATTTCCCTCACGGTGACTATCGATTCATTGACAAAATCGAAAATGCGGGATACGTGTATGGTGAAATTGTATACAACATCATTTATAATCTATTTCATACATTAGTCCTGGTAGTTCGAAATGGTCTCATCCATGACTGGAAACGCAACATGTGGTACGACAGAATTACGATCGCCAATGTACCAAATAACTGTGAAAAATTATTTCACTTGATGACGTATGACGATATTTATAGTGTCGAAGTCGATGTGTATGGTATTACAAACGCAAACAGTTTGGCCGACACAGATTATCACAGCAAATTTCCCGATGTTCATCTGAAAAGAACACCCCACTGTACGCTTTATTGCTATCCCCCCCTCTTAGAAATTAGCGCAACGGACGGGGTCTATTCCGATGCCGATCTATACATCGATCTCTCCAGATATCACTGGAGACTGAAAGCCCAAGAACTCATGTTTAACACCCAAGAAGTATTGAAAAAACGTCAGAGACATGCGTATCACCACGATCCGACCCCTTCCAATTTTGATACGCAGCCCGAAATGGACGATTCGTACGGAGAGGTCGTTGAATCGCTCGAAAATATCATTGATCGTGCCATGAATCGCAATTCAATTAAAACCCAAGAAAACACCGAAGTTAAACACAATCTGTGCGCATTTCTCCGGGATTTGACCGACTACATGAACACCCATAGTTTGACCCAGGATTTATTTTTGTGTAGACTCGGAGACGATATTTATATTTTGTTCAACACCTTGGAACGAAACGATGCGCAACTATGGTGCGCCTCGCGACAAATATCCCAGGGTAGTCAACATACGTACATGCCATCTCAATTTATCGACGATGAAGATGAAATTAGCATGAACATGAACATGAACATGAGCCGGTTTAGCGTGAATTCAGAATTATCGTGTACCGTGGATTTTTGGGATCCTTACCGCGTCAAATCGGATGTATTAGATACTACCGTCTCTTCCGCGGAAATGATTCACATGATGAACGACATTGCTTCTATAAGTACCGAAGTTTGAAATGTTTACCAAAAACCGGATAATCGCCTTTCATGTAAATATCTAGCTAAAAAAATCATTTAGATAATATACTAGGGTATAAACCAAAAATGTCGGATATATTTGAAATCCCGGAAAACTTTCAGTCTACGATTGTGGATTTTGTCCACGATCTGTCCACGACATTTCCCGAATATTCCCATTTATGGGAAAAGTGGGCAGATCCAAACATCGACGTTTACGAAGTGCGGTCGTTGTTCAAGCACTGTTTGCTGATGCTTCCGGAGCGATTTTTCGACATTTTGTACGAAAATAACGATATTTTTTTACCCGACAACACCACCAATGTCTGCTTTTTGCCGGGAGTGGATTTCCGGGTCCTCTACAATTGCGCGGGGGTCACAGACAATACACGCAAGTCCATATGGAAATATTTACAACTGTTGATGTTCACGTTAGTGGGTTCAATTAAAAATAAGAACACATTCGGTGAATCCGCCAACATGTTTGAAGGAATCGACGAAGCCGATCTTCAGGAAAAATTAAAGGAAACGTTTGAAGGTATGAGCTCTTTTTTCAAAAACATGGAGGAGAATTTCGACCACACGGGCGAAGACGCCAAGAGTTCCGGCGAGGAAGCGAACACGACAGAACCGCCCAAACCCGAGTTTAATTTCGATAAAACCAGCGGTATGCCCAACATGAACGATATCCACGAGCACCTGAAAAGCCTGTTTGACGGGAAAATTGGCAGCATGGCGAAGAACATTGCGGAGGAGATTTCGGCCGACTTTGAAAGTATTTTAGGCGAGGACTTTAAAAATGTTACCAGCACCAAAGATGTTTTCCAACAAATGATGAAGAATCCGGCGAAAATGATGGGGCTCATCAAGAAAGTGGGCGACAAAATCAAAAATAAAATGGACTCGGGGGAAATTTCCAAAGATGACATCATGCGCGAAGCCGGCGACATCTTGAAAAAAATGAAAGAAATGGGTGGAGGTGACGATAAATTCCAAGAAATGTTCAAAAACTTGGCCAAAACAATGGGAGGCAAAGGGGCCAAGCTCGACATGAACGCACTGGAACGGATGAGTAAACAGCACGAGATGCGCGAACGGATGCGTAAGAAACTGGACCAGAAAAAAGCTGCGGGAAACAACTCCGACGCCAATTACGTGTTGGAACCTACCCACGACCCCCACAATTATGTCTTCAAATTACCCGGGGAGGCGACCCAGCCGCGTACCATGGTACCACCGGGTCCCAAACTCTCCGACGAAGAATTGATCGCGGAATTCGACAAAAACCCCCAGGCCATTGCGGGAGCTGCTCCCGGAAAGTCCCAGAAAAAAAATGCCAAGAAGAAGAAAGGCAACAAAAAATAGTCATATAACATATATAGCAACATATCGGTTGTGAAGAATGCTGAATTTATTAAAATACATTAATATTCCTGTATTCATAGTCAGTTTGGCTCTGGGTATCTTCTTCGTGTACATCACCACTTCGGAAAATCGCACCATTCTAGTGTATCCCACTCACGAAAACGCGCACCTCCTACAGTACCGAGACAAGGCCAACAACTGTTTTGCGGTCACGGAAACGGAAGTCACTTGTCCCAGCAATTCCAACCAAATATCCACCATCCCGGCGCAACCGTAAATGGGACAACCTGGCCAGCAAAATATCATCCTATACTATAACTACCTAACCCATTCGGGTACGACATACTAGACATGAATTTTAAACGATTGTTGAACACAGATTTGGGGCGTTTTTTTATTTCCGTTCTCCTCGGTCTCGGTATTGCGACCTTGTTTAGAAAAGCCTGTAACGACAAAAATTGTCTGGTATTCCACGGACCCATTTTAAGCGAATTTGACGATAAAATATACAAATACGGGAACAAATGTTATACCTACAAAACTGCCCCGGTCAAATGCGACAAGACTCGCCAAATCATTGACATTCAATCTCCGCC